TACGCTGCGGCATACGAATCGAATTCGGCCAACTGTTCCCGAAGAATGGCAACGGTTTCATTCTGCGCGGCTTCGTCCCCACCGGAAAGTCGGGCCGAGAGGATGCGGTTGTTGTATTCATCCTCTTTCGCCTTGAACGTCTCTTGCATACGTCGGGCCAAGTCCATATCGATACCGTCTGCCTCCTTCGCAATATCGGCCGCCAACTTCTCGAACTCACCCGCAATTTTCACGTTCCCTTTGGCGATTTGCTCCCGCACGCCTTCAATCCAAGCATCTAATTCCGCCCGCCAGTTCGGCAAGTCGGGGGCTTCTACTTCCGGTGTGGCTGTTACGTTCTGGGGTGAATTTTTATTCAGTTCGTCGGGTGTGAGGGTAGTATATAGCTTCTCAGCCTCTGTCGAAAGACGTGCATTGGCTGCCTCAAGCGATTCCACAAACCGCCTGATGTCGCCGTCGAACTCATCCTGAATACGATCCCACACGGCCTGTCCTTCATCTCCGGCCTTTTCGAGACCGTCGCGTATGATTTTTGTAAGATCGTCAAGACGGGATTTTGTCTCGTCATAAATAGCTTTTTCTGATGATTGAACGCCAAAAAGATAGGCGCCAGCCCTTTGTTCTGGAGATAACCCTTTTGTAATTTCGCCCATCATCTTGTAATATTCTTTCTGGGCGGCATTATATTTATCTAAAGTCTCTACATACTCATCGTATGCCCCAGCTTGGCTTTTTATCAGCAGCAGGTTCTTTTCGTTTTCCTCCATGAGAGACTGTGCCGCCCTCGCCTGCGCAACTTCTATAATAGATGCCCGAAGTTTGTCATACTGCGATTTTAGTTGTCCCGTCATGATCAACTCGGTATCCATATTGCCGAAATACGCCGGATATTCCTCCCGCAATTTTCGGACAGCCGTAGCCCGTTCCTCGTAAGGCTTTGTTAGGTCAGTGGCCGCATTGTAAAGGAGGTTGAGTTTTGTAACCTCCGACTGTGCGTTCAACCGACCTTCCGACATTGCCGCATTCATCTGATTCATTGCAAAGGTCGTGGCGTCTATCGTCTTTTTCCCCTTGAACAGGTTGCCTATCCAATTTACGATGTCCTTGCCATATACCGTGAGCAAGGTAATGCCGACAGATATAAGGCTGTTCCAGCTGAACAAAGCGGATCCCAGCTGTTTAAGGATCGGCACACCCTGCTTGCCTTCCTTCATGGCCTGTTTGTTGGCAGCTCGAAGTTTATTAATTTCGTCGGCAAGCATCGGGATATTGTTCGAGATGGCGAGGAAAAACATATTCGCTCCCATTGTGGCCGACGGCAACTCGCGGACGATCTGCGACACCGATACATTCAGCCCGTTGAATGCCGACTGGTAATTACCCACATTCGAACGGAAATTCCCCAGCCGCTGTTCGGCCGCACTGACTTGCGCCTGCATCTTGGATATTCGCTCCGCTATCCCATTGCCTACGGAACCCTCTCGATCGGCGGCCGACAGTGCATTGTATTCCGCCGTAAGGTTACGAATGGATGCACGTAATCCATTTACCGAACCTTCGAGATTCTTCTCCTCTTTGATATTGTCCTGAATCTCGTGCGAGTATAATCGCATCGCCGATTGAAGCGCCTTTACCTCTTCCCTGTTCGCAACCAACTCTTGCGTCGTTTGGGCTACCTGTTCATTATAGGCCTCCTTGTCGATCGTTCCGGCTTTGCGTGCGGCTTTAAGTCCCTTCAAACCGGACTTCAATTCGGAGATACGGTCGTTGAGCGTATCGATACGTTTAGCCGATTCGGACATTCCCTTGATCAAATCCGAGTATTTTACGCGAATATTGATAATTTTATCAATGTTTTCCATTTTGATAAGTTGTTTTATTTTTCATATCTTTGTTCTTAACCAAATCTCAATCATCATGACAGGCATCTATGCAATCATCGGAATCGTAATGCTGGTATTCGGCATTCTGCAAATCGTTCTTTTCTTCAAACTCTGGGGAATGACGAACGATGTACGGCGACTTACGGAACATTTTCTGAAATCAGATGAAAATGAGAATATAAACCTTCCTTTTGGCCCAAAAGATGGATCCAGCAGCTCCGTAGTAGGCATTGTGATTGCTCTTGTCGGTATTTTAATCATCGCTATTCTATTTTTTACAGCTTGATCAATTTACACTCGCATATACCGTCCTCACCGGTCGTGACGGAGTAGATGGCGAAATAGCATCCGTATACATCGAGGTAAACCCGCCGCGTATAGTCGAGATTGCAGATGTCGGCCACGGTCAGTTTGACGTAGACCGTAATCATGCGGAACTTTTTCAGGATCCGCTGGTAGTCTGCATACCGTTTCGCCACGATACCCTCCGACCCGCCGAAATACATCGTGCGGGGGAAGTATCCGTATTCGAAATGCGCCAAACCGTCGGATGTCGTTATATTCAAGGCGAGAATCCGAGGTGAAGGCTCGTTATAGGTTACATCGGTGATATTTCCGTCTTTATCCTTTTTGACATCGTAGCATGGAACTACGGCAAATGTCGTCTTGTCGTGGATGCTGTTCGGATTGCTGTAGAAACGATTGGTCGAAGCCGAGAAATCCAACGATGCCAATTCGTTCTCCAGCTCGATGTTCTCGTTGTCGATGGAGATGATACCCTGCGTGTTCAACATCTCGGCGTCCTCGTCGTTGTCGTAGTCGAGCGTGTTGGTCTGGGCATAATCCCCCATCGTGAACTCCGTCCCCTCCGGCCGCCAGATTTCGCCCCGATCGTTCAGAATCACTTTGCGGCTCCAATCCTGAATCGTTGCGTCGAGATGACTGTCGACGATTCGTCTGTCGGTCTGCGTGTTCGGCGTCCGGTTGTCTCCCGAGCCGACGATGCGGTAATCGTAGTCGATCGTCTCCGTCGAATTATAGAACTGATCGGGCGACATCATGCGGATCGTATTGCTATCCGAACTGTCCGGATAGGCGAAAAGTCCGGCCATTGTCATCAATGCCGACAGGAACTCCGCGTGCGTCATATCCGGCAGGTTCTCGGCTATCGGAAACGGAGAGGGGAATTGGATGTCGTCGAAATGGGGCGTGATGATGAATCGGGCCGACACGTAGGTTTTGTTGCCGCCGTTCGTAACGAAATTTTCCAAACTCCACCAGACCACATTGTATTCCTCGACGTTTACCTCTTTTTTATCGAAAATGTCGCTGAGTGAAAAGCGGGTAATATTACCGAATTCCCCAATGTCGGACACTTCGAGCAACACCTGTTCTGTATCATCTGTTTTGCGGCCGGCAAGACGCAATGTGACAGGTTTCGTCGCATCCCGTCGATGTCCGTTAAAAACAATAGTCTTCCCGTCATAACTAAGTATAGACACGTCTACTACTTTCGTATTGGCAATATAGAACTCTTTGTAGAATACGATGTCATCGGAAGCTGGGCTATCTATCTTCACCTTGATACCGATCCCCCTCTTGTCCCAAGTCGCATTTTCCTCGTCGAAAAACAGCGGATAATATCCATTATCGCTATTCGTAAAATAGGCGGAACTTGCCTCGAACCGATCCGAGTACCAGCTATCCGGCCCTGAGTTTTTCGACACGAGCGGAATTAACAAATCATGACCGTCTATTCGACTTAGTGCAGTTTTGCCTTCTATTATAATTCCGTGGTACCGTTCTATTGCGTTTAATACGGCTTCCACGTAGATAGACGGATGCGTATATTTCCAGTATTGGCGGCTTTCTCTGGGTATGTACCAGTTACCGGAAGAGTCTTTTGCATATTCGATAAGCGATGCGCCGAAATCAACTGCGATAAAACCGGTATACGGAGAAATCGGGCTATTCCTAAGTAAATAGCTTGTATCTTCGTTCCACTCGACATAATCCGCTCCCGCCACCTCGATGATCTGCTCGCGCAGATCGCGCAGCGAAGCGTCGAACAACGGCTGGAAGTTGTCGATGTTGCCCCACACGAGTGTGATGTTGATCGTGTCGGTTACGTCCGTAACCATCGCATACCCCCGCGTGAAGACCGGAAAGCCGCCGAGGTAGTACGCTGCCGAATGCTTCCCGTATACCGCCGAATCGTCCAAGATGTCGATGCGGTCGATCAGACCGAAGGCCTTGCGGTTGCGGGGCGTCAGCGGCAGATTGATCTCCGCGCTGCGGTTGCTCTGGATCACGTCGAGATCGTTGAAGACCGGCGACTGGAAGATCAGCGACGGAGTATCTTCCAGATCGCACAACTGACCGTTTATGTAGAGTTCCTTCGTCATAGCGTCAAGTGCTTTATCGAAAGTTCTACCACGCAGTCCTGCATGCAGGCATTCGTCCGCGAGATGTCGCCGTCTTCGACATAGGCGTCGATCCACACCTTCCGCCGGGCGTCGTACAGCTGCACCTCCCGTCCGGAGAGAATCGATGCGCACAGGTCGAACAGTTCACGGTCGACCAGTCCGCTATGGAGCGTATGGGTCGTGGTCGCCGTGATCGTGCGGTGGCGTTCGGGTGTCAGTTTCTCGGAGAGCGTTTCGAAGGTCTCGTCTTCGGATACGTCGTCGACGCGCTCGGTCGGATGCCAGAGAAAGTAACGCATCAATCCCGTTGCATCGCGCCAGCGCACGAACGATCCGCTGTCGCAAGGATTCACCACGACCGTCATACGCGCGCTCTTCACGGCGCCGGTCGTGCCGCCCGTCGAGACGATCAACTGCCGCTCGCCGCCTCCGAATTCGCGGAAGAAGGTCATCGGAAGGGAGAACACGGGATCGACACGCGAATAGACCTCCCGCCGGCCGCTGTCGGCATCGGTGAACGCGAAGTCCTGCATGGCGCCCGTATAGGAGTTGACGAGGATCTGCTCGCTGTAATCGAACGCCGGAAAGACCACGATCTTCGACGGCTGGGGCCAGCTGATCGGGGTATCGGCCTGCGCATTGTTCGTCATCGCGCGCGCCGACGCCCCTTTGAGCAGATAGAGCGGCGACGAGGCAATCGCCTGCCCGTCTACTTCGAGGCTGATCGTCGTTTGCGCATTCCCGTCCTGTGCGATGATTTCGAACAGATCGTCCATCGGGAATACGGCCGAACCGTTGATGATCGAACGCACCAACGTATAGCCGCCGACTTTGACAACGGCCGCATTGTATGTCGGCGCTTCGCTGACTCCGACCGTATTGTAGTTTCTCGCCAGCGAAATGGCGGGTGTTAATCTATATTTAGGCATAATCACTGATTGTTTCATTCAACATCGTAAACACGCTGCGGCCGAGCTGCTCGGAGAGTTGCCGGTCGATGTCGTCCACGGCCGGCTGCAACAGGTCGAACAGAATCTCCGTACCGCCGCCCTCGCGGTAGAGCACCGTGCCCTTGCTCCATACGTTCGCCGCCACGGCGTAGGCGTCGATCTCCTCGATGCCGTAGAGCCCCTCTTTGGCCTGCGCCCATCGTTCGATCGCAAGGAGAAAGGCATCGAAGGAGGCGTATTGCGCCTGCACATCGCCCGCAGAATACCCCTCATCGACGCCGGCGATCCCCTGCCGGCCGACGAACGCCGCTTCGAAACCGTCGTCGTTCTGTTCGACCTGCGTTTGGAGCGATGCCGCCGTCGCGCCCGTGGCCCACTCCGGCACGCCGAGGCTGTTGACCCGCTTTCCGCTGCTGCCCGTCTTCGTTTGCAGATTCGCCACGACCTGCGTGCGCAGCGTATCGAACCGCGCTTCGCACACCTCGATGAATCGCTGCGGATCGAAATAGCGCAGTATCTTGTCGATCCTATCCATTGTTGCAGGTCGAATAGGTCATCGTCGCCTCGCATTCGACTCCGCAGACCAGCTGATCGAATCGGGCGGCGAACGGGGTGATCTTCGTGACCTGCACCTCGACTCCCCGATCCCGCAATGCCTCGAAAAACTCCGCCGAGCGGTCGATCATCTCCTCGACGATCGGCATGACCTGCGTCGCGGTATCGGGTTCCGCTTCGCCGAGGTCGCCGCAGAAGAGGAACTTCGAGGCGCGCTTGTAGACGCCATCGAGATCCGTCGGCGTGATCATCTCGAAGAATTGCCGCACGACGACCGGATACTCCGTGATCGTTCCCAGGATGTAGTTCGTCTCTTTAAGGCGGGCATAGATATACGAACCGAAGCCGCACGCCCCGGCGGCCTTGTCGATATGGTCGTTCAGCGAGTTTATCTTCACTCCCACGATACGGCGGGCCGGCGGCGTCTGCCCGACGACCCTGTACTCGTATTCCTTGCCGACGACCCTGTACTCGTATTCCTTGTTGTCGGTCATCTTCTTTTGATTTTAGAGGTTTGTATCCTGCTGAGATTGCGCTGCTCGATCACGTCGTTCGTCGTCGACTCGAAGGCTTCGTAGACGACGCTCCACTCCATGCCGTAGACCGACGCGGGCGATACGGCGCCGTTCATGATCTGCACGTACTTGCGCACCACGGCGGCGATGCCTCGGTCGGGGCGGTCGATCTGCGCCTGCCGCTCCTCGTCGGTCGGTTCGATTTTCAGATCGGCGAATCTCTTCGAGATGGCCGCGAGCGTGTCCATGCAGTGCAGAAAGTAGCGGTACGCACGGATGAACCGCAAATCCGCGACCTTCTCTTTCGGGATGCCGAGCATTTGCGACAACACGTTGACGAAGTAATCGGTGGAGCGGTTCGTCGCGTTCAGCACCGCCAGATCGCGCATCGTCATGTGTTTCGGATCGCGGGCCGCAATACGCCTGTCCGGCAGCCACCGCCGATGCAGTACACAGCATTCCGGTTCCGCCCGTCTCTTGATCTCTTCTGCAAACCTACGGCTTTCGAGGTTGAACAATGCCGCCCTGCCGATGATGATGTCCCGAACGGTATCGGTCGATTTGACGATCATAATCCGAATAAGTTTGCGGGTTCGAAAATTGCCGAACAATAGTCCGGCACGGCCCCCAGTTCGACGAGCTTCGGCCGCAGAGCGCAGCATTGGCGCACCATATCGTTCCAAACCTCTACGGCGCGGATGCGCGGACTCGCTTCGTCCGAATATTCCCCACGCTGCACCTTCTCGCCGGCCGGTGTGCCGACCGTAGTATGCGTGCGCAGCCAGTAGAAATAGACATAGTTCGCAATGGGCGAGGTCTTGACCGCTTCGTTTCTGAGCAGCGCAACGATCTGCGGATTCTCCTCCGCCGTCTCTGCCAGTGCCTCACCCAACAGATTGCGGAGGAATCTCGGCTCGTAAATGGCGATGTAGGAGTTCGCCGAATCGATGAGTGCCTGAGCGAGCGCCGTCGGCTTGTCGTCCTTCCGATTGGCGATGCCGGAGATGTAGATCGGATCCTTTTCGAAATAGGTATTGTCGATAATCATGGAAAATGTATTTAGCGGGCGCAGGGGCGATCAAACCCCTGCGTCCTGAAATTACTTCACCCGTTTCTCGGTGGCGCGGCCCAACTTGATGAGCGTCTTGGCATGTACGGGATGCACCTCATAGGCTTTGCCCTTCTCCAGCGTATTGCCGGGGCCGCCGGTTCCGTAGACCGTCACGCGATCGTTGAAGTCCACATTGGTCTTTTCTTCTTTCGTTTCCATATTCTTTTTCGTTTAACGTGTTTGACTTAGGCTGCCACCTTCGAAGAATCGGCAGCCGGTTTCTGCAAGGCGGCGATAATGGTCGCAAACGCGCCTTTGACGAACGCCCCCTGATCGACCGATGCGAAGTACGAGTGCAAGCGCTCCTCGCAGATGACCGTGAAGAGATTCTTCTGGAAGTCGTCGTCGACCCACCCGAATTCGACGCGAATGCCTTTGTACGGGCGAACGTTCCATTTGCTCGTATCGGCAACGAGGAAATCGCCGGCCTTGACGTAGGTCGATTCCACGATCTCCACCCCGCGGATGAGCCGGAACAGCTCGTCCGAGATGTAGTGACCCGTCGAATCCTTCGTCAGGTCGATGGAGGCCCGATCCGAAGGGTTGAGCATCACCACGTCGGGATAGAAGTTCTGGTTCCGCATCTGGAGGATCGCTGCGCGGATCGCATCGGCCTTGTTCGCCATTTCGACCGTCCCGTCGAGCGCGGTGGCCGTATAGGTAGCAGCAGCCGTAAAGATGCCTTTGAGATTCACGCCCGTGCCGTTACCGGTGAGCAGCTGTTTCGTGCGTTCCTGAACGAGCGACGTGCGCAGCATGTTGTCGATCTCCGACTGCATATAGTCGAAATCGTCGCGCATCTCGTAAGAGATTTTGGCCGATACGGCCACTTTCTTCGCCGTCGACGTCTCAGGGACATACGACCAGTCCATAGCGGGCTTCAAGGCCCCCTCGGCGATGAATGCAGGAGCGCCGTTGCCGGGCTTGCGATCCACCCATGTGATATTGGGCGAGTTGGTCGAGCCCTTGAACAACCGTTCTACGACGCGCGTGTCTTCGCTCGGCGCGTAATGGATAGTGCGGTCTACTTCGGTGTTGAGCGCTGCAACCGCCGCGGTATTGGCCGCCACGGTGATCGTCGTAGCAGCCGCTTTGATCTCCAGTTCGAGCGCCGTATTGCGTTTCTCCGCGAAAGCGCGTTTCGCCTCGTCGCTCGAAAGGAACGCCTTGATCTGCTCGCGGATCGTGCGGCCCTTGCCGGCGCTGCCGCTCATCGAACGGCGAATCTCGCTCCCCTGCTCCTTGAGAGCCTTCTCGATCTCCTCGATCTTCTCGGCCGACACGCCCAGTTTCCCGAGCGACGATTTTACCGACTCGACGATCTCTTCCTCCGATTTGATCCCCTCGGCCAGCATTTCGAGCTGGTCGTTGATGTGCTTGCCGAGCAATTCCATGCCCTTGCGATCCACATCCGAGAACTCCCCGCTGTCGGGCAGTTCGAATTTCTTGAATTTGAATACCATGTTTTTCAGTTTTTGATTTGACCTAATTTTTCGAATACCGAACTGCGTGAAGTGAGTGGCGCGGGGGCCGGCTCGGCTTTGAACATCGACAGTATTCTGTTGTGTACTTTTTCGTATTCATCGGGCGCGGTCTCCCGTAATGCCTTGACATATCGTTCCATGTCGTCCAAGGCTTTCATGTCGCCGATATACTCCGTGTGCTCGTTGGCGCCGAAGGTGACGACCGAAATCTCGTGCAGAATAATCTCCTTCACGATCAGGCAGTCGAGATCGGGATCGTAAACGCATTTGTCCCATACATACCGATAGCCGATCGAGAACTGGTTGAGCACCCCTTCGTGCATCTGCACCCATGCGCGGCGAGCGTCCGGCACGGCATCGAAATCCGAGAGCTGCACCGTGGCGTATCCGCCGTCGTCCTTCTCCTGGATCGACAGGATGCGGCCGATCGGGTTCTTCGTCTCGTGCTGCCACAGGAATTGTATCTTCCGGTTCGTCGCAGACTCCGGCCCGCGCTCCTGAATACTCTTGCTGATGCAGCCCTTCATCAGCATGTCGCCGTCCGAATCGACCGTTCCGAACGAACAGAACTTCACGAGGATGATGTGTTTCTCCTCGTCCACGACATCGGCCTTCAATATCGGCGCTTGCTTGAAAGCCCCGCCGCGGCTCATGACTTTTTTATACAGTAGTTTGTTCATTATTCCAGAATGTTTGCAATGATGTTTTTCCCCTGTTGCTCGGTAATGAGACCGGAGGCGATCGCGTTGCTGGCAGCCGTCACGGCCGCCGTCAGCGAGTCGGCATACAGCCGCTTCGCTTCCTGGAAGATCGACAGGTGATCGAAATAGGGAACGATGCGGAATCCGTCGAACCCGTGCGCCGCGTTCAATACCTCCGATATTTGCTCTGCATCCGGTTTGATCGCATCGTTGTACAATTTGACCTCGGCCGCCGTAAGATTCGCATAGGTCGTACCTTCGGTGTCGATCAGTACATACGGCACTTGATAGGCATCGGCGATCTCCTTCTTGGCATTGCGCTGCACCTCCGTGAGATTCATGTCCTTCATGTTGGCCGAAATCTGCACGAAAGCAGCCTTCAATCCGGTCACGATGTACTTATATTGGCCCTTCATCACGCCGTATCGCCGCAGGGCCGCTTGTGCCTGCTCCCGATCCTCCTTGTTCTCCGGCAACACGGATGTCCGGAAATCCTCGCTATTCAACGAGATGATACCCAATGCCCCTCTGTTGATGATGAGTTCGTTCTGCGCCTCGAATGACGACACGAAAGGATTGACGGCGTTCTGCAAGGCTGACAGACGCGACTGCGATGCTCCGAAGATATTCGGATTATAGACCGAATCCCGCACGACGAACATTTGATCCCGATCGACACGAATTTGATAATCGTTGATCGAAACCATATAATAATCGATCTGCGGATCGGGCCGGAAACCGGTGAATTCGGAGGTCGTCACCTCCTCAACAAGCGGATTCGGAATCACGTAGAGTTCGTAGGCCGTGGGCACACCGACCGGCTCCCAGCGAAGAATATAGGCTTTTCCGTAAATATCCTTGAAGGCTTCGATCATCGCCGTGAAATCCTCGATCGTTTGAAAGTCATTCGGATGCTTCCACCTGTTCAGTTCCTCCGTGCGACCTGCGACCTGGCGAGCGTCATCCGACGGATCGACAGCCCACCAGCGGGCGTTGCGAATTGCCGCGGATTTCTTGGTCACGACCGAAAACAACGCGCTGCACCGTGCGTAAGCGATAGTTTGTCCGGCAACGGTGTCGCAGTTGGTCGTACTACCGCTGCCCAATCCCATTGCCGAGAGAAAATCGCGCACAGAGACGAACCGCTGTTCCTCCGCTGTCGGAGTTCCGCACTCCGATTTCGTCGTCAAGTCCTGACTTTTACTTCGCCACTTCAAGCTGAATCTCATTGCACATAGCCTTTGAAGCAAATGTAAGGGCGATAAAAGAGGGTTCTCCGAACTTTTCGCTGTTTTTTCATTTTCGGCGGTTGCAGACCCAATAGAGATACTCCATTACAGCGTATCGGGCCGCATCCCACAAGTGATTGAATTTGTCGATCGGCTGGTTGATCGTAATGCCGTTCACCGAATCCCACACATAGGAATTGGCCTCGGTTTGGAAATTACGGCTTCGGACGATATGGAGGCGGAACGATTTGACCATGTGAATTCCGTCCGTTACGGAACCGGCATATTTCTTCGCCTTCACCACGCTGAGCCCGCGCAGCAGCAGGCCGTCGACCATCGAGTCGGGATTTTTAGCGTATTTGTCCGCCGAGTCGGCGAATATGGGCATCCGCCCGACTGTCCCCTCTATCGCATCATAGAGCAAGGCCGAATCGGAGCAGGGGGCATAAAACTCTTCCTTCATGTATAGATCAAGCCCCCGAAGCCCCAGACGGACGAGTGCCGTAGGATCGTTCGTAAATCCGAAGTCGAGGCCGAACACGACCCTTTCCAGGTCGGACGGAAATTCATCGATCCAGTCGATATTCGGATAGACAAGGCCCTCTTTCGCCGCACGGATTCCCAATCCATAGACTTTCCATCGCCACTCGTCGGCCGTGCCCGCAGCAATGTTCGCCGGTGTAGGTTCATAGGATTCGATCTCTCGTATAACCCCAGGCGGGCAGAACGGATTGTCTTTGTATGTCGTGTGCGTAAAATAGGTGTGCGGCTGCCCTTCCAGTTCGAAGGCCCAATGTTCGGTATATTTGGGATTCCAGTCGCCGATGACCATCGTCGTGCAGCGCATCGTGATATTTTTGTACTGCTGCTTCGAGATGTCGTCCAGCATCTCGTTGATGTAGATGATGTCGCAATCGTGTCCTTCACGGCTATCCATTCTGTCCGATCCGCGGAAATGGATCACGGAGTTGTTGATATAGTAGTCGGGATGTTGCTTCTCGCTGCGCATCGCATCGGGATCGTAGACGCCGCGCAGGGTCAGTTTCTTGCGGAAATCGGCAAGGGTGATCTCCTTGCAGGCCTGCGCCGTATTTCGATATACGAAGATATTGAGCGGGGATAGTGCGAGCGTACAGATGTCGTACAGAAAATCGAAGGCATCGTAGGTCTTCCCCGAACGGCTCGACCCTTCATTAAAAATCTTCAACACCGCATCCTGTTCCCTGTACTGCATGTACCGATACATGAGGTAACGATACACTTTCCCCCGATAGGTGCGGATGTCAGGCAGACGATGCATCGGCAGGCGGTGTTTTTTCGATCGACAACGCATCCTCCGCGTCTATTTGAATGACGACGGGAGCGACGGCAGGATTTTCTATCTTTCCGGATAGTTTCACCTCCTTCGGCGCTGCGTAACCCAACATGTTCATGATGCTGTCGAGACTCTTCTGCTTGTCGTAGCACTCGATCTTCACGAACTCCTCGACAATCTCATCGCCATACGAAGCGATCCGTTTGACCTGTTTGGTATTGATCGACTTTATACATGCCTTCTCGTCGTCCGTAAGCGACTCGAACTCTTTAAGCGACATCCAGCCGTTACGAATGCGGGTCGCATCCGAAAAGGCGATCTTCTGGTGCTCGCGGATGATCTGCAAGGCCGAGATGCCCGCAGCCTCGGCAAGGTGAGTTTTCAGATATTCGATCCTCGCTGCAACCTCGCTGTTTTGTAATAGCAGATAGGCATTATTCCATACCGTGTTATCGCTCATGTTCGAGCATCTGTAAGCATAGCGATATGCCTCGGACGCATTACCGCATTCGAGGTACTTATTGCAAAACTTTTCCTGTTTGATCGTGAGCTTGCCCATATATGCAAAGATCGCCTATCGGGGAGACGATTCTTTCAACTTTTCGCTCTTTTTCATTGCCCGATATAGCGGTGTTGTCGGTGTGCATGTAAATCGTGCCACTCTTCGATCAGTCGGGGATGCCGTTCGACAAATGCCTCCCACTCGATGCGGCGCAGATAGACCCGCCCGTTGCGGACAACGGCGCCGAGTGTCCGATCCACCCGAATCGATTTCCATATCCAACGTGTCGAAATGCCGTACTCATCGGCTGCGGCCTGAATTGAGATAAAATGGTTCATTGCAAATCCCGAATTAATTACTACCTTTGTTCTTGGGTGAGGGGTGATTCTTCGGGATCGCCTCTTTTTATATCAAACAATTACACCTGTTCTACTTTCCGGAATATTACATCCGTCCCATCCTCTCGTTCGTACCAACGACAGCTGCCTGTCATCTCGTTGTAAGAGCAATTGCCAAAACGCGCACAATCCCAACATGCACATCCCTCTTTATTTCGATCATACCCTACAACCTCTACGGTCTCGCCTTCATACACGAACCGCTCGCCGACCGGACGGGTGTAACGTTTTTCATCTCTGGGTTTCATGGTTCCCTACCTTTCGAGTTTCACTTCCTCGTCCATTCCGACGATACCCCGCCGGCGCAGACGCTTGATGAAGTTCTTCATGTTCAATGCCTGCTCATAGTAACAGTCCTTTTCGACCTTGACACGCGATTTGCGGTCGCTCTCGACCTTCATGTTCTTAGGATTCAGCCACGAATAGGCCGACACCTCCACTTCTGCTCTCGACGCTGTCCGCGTAACCGTATTGAATTTATAGAGGGTATGACCGGGCACCCGAACCATCTGTCCGATCAGTTTGTATTCGTTCTGCTTTCGTTCGACGGCCTCGATCTGCGCTTTGGCTATCTTATCGTTCGTCACGCCGTCATGTGGAGTCAAGATGTCCATCGTTCTATTCGTTTTCGTAAATCGGTCGCCAGCCGATAACCACACCATCGTATCCGAGACACTCTTCTGCATTCTGGCAGAAGGAATAGCCTCCATCACACATCCACACATCATCTTGGCGGGCTCCAAGATAAATTCGCTCATGTTCGCCGTCCGAGACTTTCATCAAAACACACGAATTATTTTCCGGCAGTTCCTCATTCGGATTACGCCAGCGGGTCAATTCTTCCCGCTCGGATTGGGCACCTGCAATAAAGTCACATTCAGTTAACTTCATGTGACTGCCGTATTCTCTCGTCCCACCACGCCACACTTTTCGAGCATACTTTTTTGCCCTTTCCTTAATCGCTTTCATATCTCATCCAATTTTTGGATAAATGATCTCAAATCTTCACACAGCGCAGGGTCGCACACCCTACCGCTCCCGTCACAACCGTCCTTATATTTGCATGAGGATTTGAATGCCTCTATTGCCTTTTCACGCATCCGCTCCTCGGTTTCTTGCTCGGCAAGTCCTGCCATCCTTTCGGCATCCTGCATTGTCACATACCCGCTATACGGATAGCTGCACTCGTGATCGTACAAGTAATTTTCAGCTCTTTCACTTTTCATTATTCTACTCCTTTCAGTAATTCTGGGTTATCGTGCATATTGCCGATTGCCCACATTTGATAGGAATCGTCGAAGCAATCGGAAATAAGAAAAATATCCACGTCGCCGAAGTTCACAACGAACCCACAGTTTCGCCACTCGACCACTCCGATGCTCCCGAACTTATCGGTCAGTACATCCCCTTCGCAAATTTCTTCACCGTTCTTGTCTTTCAGACCCGTGTACTGGCCGATTGTATCGGGGTAAACTTCGTCAATGATTGCCTTTATTCCATTCTCTTCCGAATATTTTGTCATCGAAACAATGCCAGTTTTCCCATTAAAACACTCCACAAGACTACCGACAGCCCATTCCATTGTATCAGGGCGTTTGCCTCGGAATTTAATTTCTCTCATAGTCTCCAATTTTTTTTGTAATTATTTCGAGATTTTGCCAGAATCTCGCTATTTCTTGAAATGTTTGATAATCTCCTCGGCGGTGGCCTTATGCCGAGCAAGTCCCTCCCATTTAGATATGATCGGATCGTCTTCAACATGATCCATACCGATACATAGTGACCATCTATCCGTAATTTCGTTTACATACCACTGCATGTAATCGTTCTCGTCGTTCATCGCCGCCAATGCCTTAAACAGCTCGATATTCTCGCCGCAGTCTATGGCTGGGTGTCCTTTGGCAACATTTTCAGCCTTGAACTGGTCGATGGAATATCGGGTTTCCTCGTCGTAGTCGCAGATCCCGTGCACCTCGTAAGCGATTTTAAGCCGATCAATCCCTCTGCAATGCAGGGTGTTACAGCCGTCAAATAGGCAGCAGGAGCAGACGTGATACCCGATTCCCTTCAGCCATTCGGTCAGCTCCTTTCGCTTTTCCGCATCCTCGACACGGACAAAGCACGGTGTTGTAAACTCCATACTATTTCACCAATTCGAATTCGTAAACCACCACCCACGGGTTCCGATCCCATGTTCCACGGCCGGACACCTTGTCGATCAGCGAAGCGAAGGCTTCGCGGTGATCGTCAAAATAGAAGCCCTCTTCTCGGCGCATATCTTCAAAGTAAAAATTGCCAATTTGGGGCAAATACCGAATTCCCTCCCTAAGGCAATCAGCCTCCGAAATATCATACAACCGCTCGCACTTGATTCCGGTGATGCGGATTTGATGCGGCATCAACTCGGCCTTAACGAACATCTTATTTGACCAACTTGCCAGACGTTGATCTTCAAAGAGGCGCAATATGGCGGCGTTTGGTTCGAAACCACTGGCACACACGTCTCTATAACTCTGCGCCACAGCCACGACCTCGCCGACAAAGTAATACGGTTCGATATATTCCCACCCGTCATTCTCGGTATAGCCATATAAGCCAAATTCCATTTCTATACAAGGTTGCCAAAGTCGCAATTCCTCATATTTCGATTTGGGATCGGCTAACCGCCTCGTCATGGTCTTTCGACTCTCGATGACCGCCTTCGTCAAGCCGTAGCGGTCGTTGAACATAATCTTTTTCATCCTTTATAACTTTCGAATTCCACACTCTTGAAAATCGCCCGATGATTGCATCAGCGGGCCAACCGTTTTTGAGGACACGTTTTCATATGAATTCAAATTGTAGTTGTTTATTGCGATAACCTACACCCATACAAGCCAAGCCTATTTCGTTATTCGAGAATGTCGTTATCGGGTTTACGGTGCAAGGAAGCGACTGAAATCTACACCAGTCACCGTCGCAATGTTCACAATTAAAGCAAAGTTCCTCGGGAGTACTCCACCAGGCAATGCTTTCAAAACGACCGTGATCTCGGCTCAACTGTTTCCATGTTTCCCAGCGCGAACGGCGCATTTTATCGGACATATCTCCTTTATGCTCACCGAATAATTCACTCCACCTGATTCCCAATGTTACCATTTTCATAATTTCTCGTATTCATTTATCGTCTCGAAAATCTGCAACGCCACTGTTCATTCGCATAATCCGTAATAACTCATGCAGCTCGTGGCCGTGTCGTCGTCGAACAAACTGCCCGTCGCGTTCTGCCACTTGACATAACGCACGACATCGCGGATCGTCGGATATTTCTCGCCGCTGGTGATCGCGTGGGCGGGGATTTTGTCCGACCCGAAAAACTCAGAACGCAACCGGTCGCCGCATTGTAATTCCTGCTCAATCTTGGCAATGTAATCGATCCGTTCCGGCGATTGGCGGGATATATTGAGAATATCCCGTTGGTTAGCCATCACGCACGGCCAGCACCCGACACGCTTGTATCCCATCCGGTAGAGCGGGTTCGGCTCCAACCCTGCGGCAAGGATATAATCTATCACCTGCTGTGCCGACCAGTCGAACACAGGCCGTAACAGATCGTCAGCGAACTGCGCCCGAAATGCTCGTACCTCCTTGCCTCGGTAACTGTGCTTCTTTGGCTTACCGTTTTTGTCATAGCCATAAGGCTCGAAATAGTACTTGAAATACGTGCATTGCGCTGACATCTTGGCCCGCGCCGGGGATTCCGCGCCTCTGATGCCCTGAATCATCAACATATTGTCCTGAACCTCGTCCAGCACGTAATCGATCGTCGGTTTGATTTTGAGTTCTTCCGTGCAGAACCGCGCCCGCACCGAGGGCCAACGCTTTTTCTGCCGCGCAAGATCGACCATCCCGTCGTATTTCTTCGACTTCAATGTTACCAGGTCGAGGTGCAGCTTGTCGGCAATGCGGTGGATGTACTCGTAAGTCAGTGGGTGTTCCCAACCCGTATCGCAGAACACCGTCGTGAAATTATTGGTGATATGTTCGCGTGTCCAAAGCAACGCCGCAAGACTGTCTTTACCGCCTGAAAAGGATACGATGACTTTCATTTTTAATCAATTTAATAGATTTAATCAATTTAATAGAGAACCGTGCGTCATTGGTACTCCACCGCTGCTCTGCGATCGATGAAGAAATGAATACCCGGTGCACATTCGCTCCACCTGTTATCGTCGAAATCCGGAACTTCGACTGTGGCACCGACGGTGTAGACGAAGTTTTTGTCATTGTCGGAACGAACGGTATCCTCAGTTGCCCTGGTGCCGTCCATATTCTGAATCTCCATGACGTATGCTTTATCGCAACGGCATTTGTGTCCCGTTGCCGAACTGCGCCGTGCATCTTCCGGAATTCGTAACTTTACGATATGCCCAGAGGCTTTTTTCCAACCGATGAAACTACCCTCGGTCGGACATGATAGATAACATCCCTTGGCATCGCGTAGGTTGGCACCGCGCAGGTCGGTACTGCGCAGGTCGGCGCCGTACAGGTTGGCACCGCGCAGGTCGGCATCGCACAGGTTGGCACCGCGCAGGTCGGCATTGCACAGGTCGGCATCGCGCAGGTTGGCATCGCACAGGTCGGCACCGTACAGGTCGGCACCGCACAGGTTGGCACCGCGCAGGTCGGCATCGCGCAGGTCGACATCGCACAGGTTGGCACAGCGCAGGTTGGAGCCGCGCAGGTTGGCATCGCACAGGTCGGCACTGTGCAGATCAGCACCGCGCCTAATAGCGTCCAAAACCGTTTCGGTGATTGTGTTTCCCTCTTTCGTGTATTCAAATACGACCGAGCCCGTCCAACGGTTGCGGATTTCGATTTTAATCTGTTTCGTTGATTCCATTGTGGTAAATTTGTTTATCCGGATTCATGTATTGATTTGCGGCAGAAATAGCATCTTCGAGCGTGCGAACTACAACATACTTGTTCCCCGCAGCCTCAAAGGATTCCTGCCATCTTCTCTGTACGGCACTCTGACGACTGCCCTTTGCCTGTGTCTTGAACTCCAAACCGAGCGATCCGTATTTGCCCCTCGGAACGAGCAGAAGCAAATCCGCAGCACCGGCCGTCATACCTTCGGCCTTCATGATTGCGGCTTCGGTCTTACTCCGGAGTCCGCCGTTCGGGACACTCGTCAGACATAGTGCATAGGACGGATATTGCATCCGGAACCAGCGGACGAACGACTGTTGTATACGAGATTCAACGTGCCTCATTTGCGCAGACTGTTTCCATTGAACGCAACACGATAGCACAGGTATTTAATACGGTCATATATCCGGTCACCATAGCGTTCCTTGATGCCTTCACCCGACAGATTTGAGGAAGCTATAACCATCCGATCGGGGTTATCCTGCACCTTGTTCACGATCTCGACTACCACATTCCGGCGTGTACCGAATTCGACGCGATCCACCTCTACACCTATATCGTCCAATGCGATGAACTTGCGTTTTAATACCTCGTCGATACATACGTCCTGCGCTCCGCAGTCCACGACCGTAACGATTCGATTAGCGAACTTGCGCAACAGCATGGGAATGGCGTAGCGGGTTATCAGGGATTTTCCGCGTCCGCAATTACCGAACAGCAAAAGTCCCTTACCGTTGTTATCCGACAACCACGCTGCAACCTTGTCGTATTCGGGAAGCCATACCAATCGTTCTCCCATTGCCGACAGCACAGTAACCAGCGCGTTTTTCAATTCCGTCCGCGCATCGGGTATCCGAAACCGGAAGCGTGCGCATGGAACCGGATTACCCTCAGTTCGCAGTTGTTTGAGTATTTCTTCGTAAGACATATTCAGAATTCATCATAATGTTGAGTCGGTTTTGCATGGTAGGTCGTAGCCGGATGCCGAGTGTTCGAACGGGACAACGACGTTTCATTACGCCGACGTGCCCAATTCAGAAATGTCAGATAGGCCGAACGGTTACGTTTCAGCAAGGGTTCGTAGTTGTGCATCGCGCGCAATAGGTCACGGATGAAGTCAAGAGCATAAGCCTCTTTTAAAGCCGAGAATTGCGCCTCGGAAAAAGGCTCTTTCATTTTCGCGACTCGCGGTGCATTTTCCGAAATCCATTGTTGAAACTCCAAGAACTCGCGGGAGGGGGTGCCGCGGAACTGGGGGAGGGTGTTGGAGGAGTCAGTTACCTCTGCCTTCTCCGAAAAGGGCGGTAGTACGACTGTCTCCCCATTAGGGGGATTATAGGGGGTAATATTATTCTTGTCTAGTCTATCTTCTATACAAGAAGTATCGCCTTCGTTTTGGCTCCGTTTTTGGCTCCGTTTTTGGCTCCGTTTTTGGCTCCGTTTTTGGCTCATGTTTTGGCTCATATTTAAGCCAATTGAACCATTTGAAGCGATTCCGGACTCGGGATTCGGCTCTTCAACGAATGAAAAAGCTGTGCGGTTCCCCTTTCCGCGTCCACCCGTTGCAATACGCAACAAACCTGCTTGCTCCAATCGGTTTTTTGCTCTCGAAATTGCATTGCGTGACGCCCCTACATTCTCGGACAGTCTTCTGTCGGAATGCGTGAAGTTATCCGGCCAGCCTAACCGATTCGCTTGTTCTACAAGGTAGAAGTAAAGCCTCGATTCACAGCAGCCAAATTGCCACGTTGCATCCAATTGCCAAAATTTGCGTATCAGGTCTATATAGCTCATAACCGCATCCTCTCTTTCTCGAAACTTATCATCGTGCGAAGGTTGTCACATTGATGCTTGCACGCCGCATTGATCCGATCCAGCCACTTTTCAAGGGCATTCAGCTCGGAAGACGCACTGCCGATCAGTTTGTTCGCAAGTGACGGGGAAAGGATAAGAATAGCCTCTCTCTCGTCGTCAAACAGTTTGGCCACAGCTGCATCGCGCATTCCGACCACCTCGCTCAGCAATGCCCCGCTTCGAGCGTAATATACACCCAGCTGATCCAAGCGACGCACCATCGAATCGATGTCGGAGACCGTCGTGCACTCAAGAAGATTCTGGATGTCTCGCGCCTCCCTGCGTATCTGTTCGATCCTTGTCATGACGTTTGTTGATTTTCTTCAATAATCTCCCGCGACGCAACGCATCCCATTCCCTTGCAGTCAGCAACGTATGCCCGCGGATGCGCGATAAAGTGCGGAGGATGCGGAGGTGCGGGAAGCACTCCGCATCCTCCGCATATCCATCGTCAGAAGGGAAGATCATCCGTATTATCCGCTACGGGCAAATCGGAGACTTGATCCGGTGTAGGTTCCGTAGGACGGAAGATAACCGACTTGCCACGGCCGACATACGTGCGCGCATCTTTTCGTTCGCGCTCCTCCTTACTCTGACGGATGAATACGCAGTGCGTATTCTCGTACTGATCCGGCTGGCGAAGCTCCGAAACGCATATCGAAATGTACTTTTTGCCGTTATCGGCGACGAAGATTTTGTCTCTGGGAATATCGCTTACGCAAAGCGATACATTGATTAAATCTGCCATTGTTATCGTTTTTTGAAGGTTACTTTAAGTGTCGTCTTGCTGCTTCGCGCAGGAGGATAGAAAATTTCGCCCGTGGCGGGATCCGTCAGGCCGGAGGCCGGCAACGCCCGCAATATCTTCTCCTTCTCCTTGATGTCGGCCATGACCGCATCACGCATTTTGTACAGGTCGTCCAAAGCCTGGCAATTACAGCCCGAGTAGTCGTACTTGACGCCGGCCTCCACCTCTTCGATCGTACAGTCCGAGGATGTTTTCCCGTGTCCGTATTTAGCCAGTTCGCGCAACGTAATGTCGCGCACCTCTTCGGACTTCTTGAACAGCTCGATCGCCTTCTCCATGCGGGATATATTCTCGTAAGCGACGAGCGGATCGACGTCTCCGCGGGTAACGGCGTCGACGGCGAGCTTCGCCAGCTCCGTGGGGCTGCTCGTCTCGCGTATCAATATCGGCTGCGTGTTCATCGTTTCTGCTGTTTACTGTTTAGATATTCGTCGTAAAATTTGGCGAAGACTACCGCCGTCGTATCGTCCGCATCGTAAGTGCGACGAAGGAAGGCGATGACATCGAATTTCGTCGGGTCTTTGACCGTCGTACTACCCTTATATGCCCAGTTCATGAACGAATCGCGCATGACGGCATCGTTCAGCATATCGGCCGTGATCCGTTTCTTCGGAGCCGACTGCACGGGTGCGACTGCCGGTATCGGGTCGGGAGCTGCCGAATGGCGTTGCACAGATCTCTGAGGTGTCGCCCCCGCGCCGGTCTGTCTGCCCTTGAATACCTCGGCACCGATACCCAACCAGGAACAAACCTTCGTCAGCGCATCCGTGGTCGCTCCTTTGCAGGCGTCGCCCAGATCGACATTGTCGTTGCCACCAAAACACTCGTAGTAGATGCCGTATTCAGGGATCGAAAAACGCAGCTTGACGACAACCATGCGCTCGGCCCGTTCGACGATCTCCGTCTCCACGCGCCACGAACCTACTCCGAATACCTCGTTGAGTCGCTCCGTTACATAAATCGACTTGATAGACGACAGGAACTTCTTCGTCGGATGCTGCGATACGGCTTCATCGGGAAGACGCCGATCCAATGCCTCCTTCTGTTCAGGGGTAATAGTTCGTGTTTCCATATCCTACTTATCCTCGACTATTCGATGCGTAAACTTCTTCGCATCGAGATGGCGCATCATGTACGCGATCTCTTTGCGTATCTCGTGCGTCCGCAACTTGCGGCTCCAACTCCCCGACGCTACAATATTCGTAGGACGGGCGATCTCGTAGATTTCGATTCTCGTTTTCATGTGTGACAGATTGGTTAGTTGAGTTGATTTTCAAGGATTATTGCATAGTCCGGATATTCTCGGCCATATTGGTCATATACCACGCGAACGCATACCCTGTCGCCCGTGTATTCGGCGTAGCGCTCCACACTGCCGTCGTCGTGGCTGCCGCCGATGCGCGATTCGTATTCCGCGTAGAAATCGACCGAAGCCGTCAGACCTCTATATTCAACCTCGCAGGTTCCGGATTCCAGCCCGAGATCATGGGTGATCGCTTCGTTAATCTGTCTGGCGAACTCTTGCAGTTCGGAAGGAACGAGATGTATTTTCGGTTCCTCGATACCGCAGACCACCACAATCGGCTCGTCTTTCGACTTCGTGTGCAGGTCATGCCCGTAACGGGCCGGTACACTCAAACTCGGATAAACCGCGTATTCTTCTTTTGGCGTTTTCATGCTTTTCTCAGAATTTTGCATGTTGACGATTGTAGATTCTCCGCATGGAGTTCATCAGATCGGGGAACGTCCGGATATACCCCATATCGACCGAGAAGGCCAGTTTGCGTTGCAGGTCGTCCAACGCCCGAAGCTGATTCGGCGATGCCGTGTTCCGGATGTCGCGTTCATGCTTGTTGAAGACGATCCAGTTCAAACCCCGCGCAACCTGAGAATAATCCACATCCGGAAGCGCGGCGATCGACCGTGCAAGTACGTTGTAGTTGTCGCCCGCATGATGCCGGTACTCGATCAGCTGGTCGTAAACGAATTTCACGACTTTAACCTCGAAGCGGGGATTGAGCCACATCGCAAACTTCACGAACAGGTACGGGTGCATCCATGTACCGCCGTTGTATTTGCCGCGTGTTTTTAAATATGCCAAATTTGGCACCTTTAAATTTTCCTCCTCCATCAGCGCCTCGATGAAATCTTTGGTGTTCTGATTTTCAAAGAAGTCCTGTATTCGTTTGTTGCTGTTCTTGGCTTTGTTCCATTGCGCAAGCAACGACGTCGCGTTGAACATGCCGTCTCTCGTGCGTTGGTATACCTCGAATTTACCCAGCGGGCGGGTCATGATGACATTGCTTTTCATCGTTCGTTGAAGAATTCGTTAAACTTCCGTTCGAAATATGCTCTGTGCGCGGCCGCAAACCCGTAGGCGGCCAGGATCGCACACGAGAAAAGAACAAGGATCACAAGCTCGGCCATAACATATGCGGTTCGGAGAGACGTTTGCGCTCTCGATAGATGAACAGATCGCGTTTGCGACGCTGAGTATGGACTCGTTTATACCACATGCACCAGAAATAACCGGCCACTCTCTTCCAGAGAGGCGCGGGCTTCAATTCGAATGAATCCATGATCGTTTATTTTATCGGTTCTTGTAGATGCGTTCCAGACAGTCGAGCTTGCTGCCCACACTTTCGACGGACGAGTAGCGGCCCGTGAGTACATTGTCGCACCAACGGGAGACAACAGCAATCGCGTAGCGCGTGAATTCGCGCGGCGTGAGTGGTTCTTGAATATCTTCAAGGTGGAACAATCGAACGATCTCCGATTTCGTGAGGTGACTGTACGGGTAAGGTACGGATGTAGCCCCGCTACTGTTCTTCGCGGGTCGGCTACTTTTAATTTGGTCTCGCATTGTCAGTTAAAAGTTTGTATGTATAGGGCAATAAAAAAGGCGTTGCCCCTATCAGTTTGCGAGACCGACACGACTACCGTAGTAGAAGTGGACAAAGGGCAACGCTTTATTACAAGCGTTAATTATGTTCTTTTGATACGATCATTGTATCGATCTCGCATTGCAAATATACGAATTCATTTTGAATTTGCAAAAAAATTATGGCTTGTTGTATTCCATCAACGCCATATATGCCTCGTGACGTGACGACGATGTTTTCAATCTTCGTGGGTGCTCTCCCTTGCTACGCGATCCCACGAAGGCGCTGTACAGCCAATACGTGTATCTTCTATTTTTTATCGAATAGCTATGTACCCACCCGCTGACCCATCCTTGGGTTGGCCGAACATACATCCCGTTAGGAAGAGGTATGAGAAAATCGTCGCTTCTTAAATTGCATGATACCTCACGAAATCGGGCATAATCCTCTTCGGACAGCTCTGCCCATCTTATCTGATCATCTCCGGATAGCGGAAGATCTTTATATTGGTCATCAATGTTGAACAACGACCGTCTGGCCCGGACACTATCAGTTGTTTTATGGTCTATCATCGACAAAATGAGATTGTATAGATGATTATCACCACGGGATTCGTCAGATAATACTGATTGAATATACTTCTCCGGTTTTCGGAGAAACAACAACAACGCATCATGCAGGAAATCTTCCGCATAGGAATCCATCCCAATAAATGCCGATTTGCGCCGGCAAGCATTAAGCCATCTGGAATAATACTTACTTATGGTTGCTGATAATTGTCTCGATACTTGCGGTGACATCTCTCGGCATTATTTCATCAAGATCGTTTCTGCACACTTTCGACGAGACTCCAATGTCGAGTGCGTATAAATATCCAATGTCGTCGAGACTGTGCTGTGACCCAACATTGTACTTACCGTTTTCACATCGGCCCCGTTGGTAATCAGTGTCGAAGCGTACGTGTGTCGCAATCCGTGAAATTTGATACACCGCGATAAACCTATCTTATTGAGTAATAAATTCCGATAATAGTTGCGATAAGTACGCGGTTCGATGAGTTTATCCGAACCGGAAATCACGTAATAGTCCGAACGACAAGGCGCAGCAAAGGAGATCAGGATATCTGCAAGCCAACTCGGAAAAGGTACGGAACGTTGGCTGTTGATCGTCTTCGGGGACTGGATGACAACCTTGGTTTTGCCAGTTGAATAATCGACAATCCGTTCAACAGTACGGTTGACTTGCAGCATATTGTTCTCTAACGATATATCTGACCACCTCAGACCGCAAATCTCGCCGATGCGAAGTCCCGTGCATATTACAATAACTACTCCCAGTGTGCGATAAGAAGGATGCTCTCTGAAATATTGTACAATCCGCCTCTGTTCGTCGAGGCTATAAATCTGAAGCTCCTCTTTCTTGGAAACCAGATTTGCCGTAGGATATTTCAACTTAAAAGCAGTGGGAACATTCATGTCGTGTTCATCTACGGCATATAGCAAAATCTGTTTTAATGTAATCTCTAAATCCTTCACCGTTTTCATCGACAAGCCTTCTTGAAACTTTTGGCCGATGAATAGCTGCGCATCATTCTTTTTGAATGACTCCACATCCATGTCTTTCCAGTAAGGTAGAATATGGCTGCGAAGTTGTTGATAATAAGCCGACAGGGTACTATCCTTCACAAGTCCTACCTTGGAGTGGAACCACTCTTGTGCTATGACATCGAATTTCATAAATCCTCCTTTTTAATCGAATAAGTCGTGCTGCATTGGCTTATGCACGTGATTAGCATGCGTATAACTCAATACTCGATCGTCACGAACGATATCCGAAAATGCCAGCCCATCATTCTGTTCGTTAAGAAGCACATAACGGGCTTTGGCCACATTTTCGAGAACATCCCCATGGAACACTTCGCCCATCATACCGCGAATAGCCATATTCAACAGTAGAATTGGAATCGATCTATCTGAGAGTTCCCAGCAAGTGAATATACAGGTGTGCGGTTTGAAACGCCAAGGCAATTGCTTCGATGCCAACTCCCACCAATACTGAATAATGAGACCTCCTGTCCCCGCAGTAGGTTCGTGGATAACACCTTCGCGCGCACCGGTAAGTTGCGTTTCAAGCATAGAGACCTCCCGAGGTGTGAAATCTTGACCCTTCTTCCGCCGCTCGGATAACTCTTCTTCGTAGACCTCTTGAAACCAATCGTAGGAAAGATCGCCTGCATGGCAGCGGATAAGTTCGCGAAATACGTCGTCGCGGACTTCCTGATCCCCGAATAGCAGGCTCATGATACATTCCGGTAAGGTACGGATATCGTGCGTACCGAAAACCGTGAGAAGTTCGTCTTTTTTCATTTGTTTTTTTATTTTGTCGCGCCGGCAGGATTCGAACCTGCGACTTCACCTCCAAAGGGTGACGTGTTGCCCCTACACCACGGCGCACTGGATTCATTTGTCCCGGTGGTCCTCGCCGCTCATGTCGTCGCAGCTTCGGAGCCTGTGCCGGTTTGTTGCGCTTCGGCTATTCGCCGTCGCGGGGCTGTCTCTTCGAGTCTTGCCCACGACCCGCCGATTTGGGTATTATCGGCCTACCCGATACTCTTTCTGCCCTTGCGGGCTGGGGTGATTTTGCCAGAGCACCAAACCCCTCACCTCTGCGGGTGGCTATCGTTGTGGTGTAGGCAGGATTCGAACCTGCAACGAGCCGTTAGTCGCGAGTCGGCTCTCGTACCGATGACGTCTATCCTTCGTGCGTCTACCATTCCGCCACTACACCATTTGCCGGTCTTTCCCGGCCGTCATCCTGCTGCGAGCCTCACGGAGGACAGTGAGGAATACAATAATAAATATGAAAAGATACAGCACATTAAAGGCGCGCAAACCTTTGCCAAGCCCCGAAGCCGCAAAACACCCTTCTCTCAAAAACACCAATCATGAACACCACCGGCTTCGGACGCTCTCATTTCAATCCTGCCCCGTCGATCTTCTCGGCTTTCAGGAGCGCTTCGACTTCGAGCCGGCTGAACAGTATCGCAGAGTTTTTAGCCGCTCCGGCCTTTATTCCCTGGATATTCTTCCGCTTGATATGATAGTCGGGCCAGTCGTTGGGATAGCTCTCGTACAATTTCCGACGTGTCATCATGTCCGACTTCGGAGCATTACGACGGCACACGGCCAAAGCCACGAGATCGGCCGATTCGATCAGTGCATTCTGTATATCTCGGATGTTCATCATTCACAAAATTTTGCATTATGACAAAGATTCAAATTCGCGTCAGAATACGTATTCGCGCAACTGTAAGAACTTCGGTTCGAACGGTATACCGATAGCTTCTGACCGTGATATGGCGGGCAATTTCCGCCCTCTCTAAATTTCTCCTGTCATCCGTTGTTATTCACGCACCCACCTGATTTTGGTGTTCTCGAATCCCCCGCGTTCACGAGCCATCCGGCGGATGCGATCCGGCTGTTCGCCATAGGTAGGATATGTGAGATTCAATGCGTTATTCACAGTGTCAACCGTACACCCCAGCTCTGCGGCGATCTCCTTCTTTATCGCTGGCGCAACATCGATGAATCGGATCTTCTTTTTGGTCAGTTTGTTTGTAATCTCTTGATTCTTCATTATATTTGCATCTAATATTATTCGTTCGGTTATCGAAACGGTTACCGTTCCATGAACTTGAATGCAAATATACAAGAAAATTCTATTAATAAAAATATATTTTGATAGAATTTTCTTATACAGTATAATATGTGTATAAATGGAAGAGAAGGATATAACTCTTGCGGATATGATTCTGGCCAGTTTAATGTCAGAAAGCGAACACATTATGCTCTATGTCATACACGAGAAAGCGACAGACGAAGCCCAAGCCCAACGTGTAATATTGTCTCTCTGTTCTTATGGTGCGGCACATGAGACCGACATACACTTAGAAAAGACTGACAAAACAGCCAACCTTATAGCACTTGGAGGAGCGCGGTATATCTACGAACAA